CACTCAAAACTTTAACTTCATTGTTGCCGTTTTCAATGGTTACAATATAAGTTTCGCTTCTGTATTCCTCTATATCAAGATTCAATTCGTTTTTAAAATACCAATATATCGCCATCCAATAGAATGCCATTTGCTGCCCGTAATCGTATTTTGTAAATGATTCTGCAAAATTACTATTACTAAGTGTCGTTTTTATATCAATTAATTTTATTACTTTGCTTTCGTGGTCTATTATTAATCTGTCGATTAATGATTTGCATGAAACTGTTCCTCCGAATTTTGTCTCGTATTCCCAGTTAATATGGAATTCATTATGTGTTTCTACATTAGGTGAATCCAGTTCTGTCAAAATGAGTTCTCTCGCTTTCTTATGAAGCGAAACATTCTCTTTCATTATTTTCAATGAAGTTAATTGAGCCCATGACATATTCTTTTGTCCGGCAGTATTACTTCTCAACCATTTGATATATCCTTTTAGCTGTAGAGCCATTTTAAGGGCCGTAGCTTCAATCGTAGCATCTGTCTTACCAGTTGCACTATAATTCAATTTAAATGCCTCTATCGCCTTTAAAACGACGCTAGGGGCTTTGCTATCTATATAAGATTGGCAAAATTGTTTTTGTTGAGAGGATGATGGTATTGTAAAGTCCAATATCCTATACATCTTACTAAATTCATTGTATTGTAATAGGTAAGCATGCCTCATGGTTCCATTATCCATCGCGGACGAGGCGTCGTTTGGTATCTTGCCGTCAAGTTTATCCCTAAAGTATCTAGGAGATATTTTGAACCAATTTAAACTGGATCTTGATATCCTTGAGTTGTCTTCGTAATATGGTATACTAATATCCATTTTATTTCGGTTTAAGTAAAAAAAATAATAAAGCATGTGTCAGGATTATCACATCCAAGTTTGCACATGCTTTATTTGCTAACCCCTTAGCATATTTTATAGATTATGCTGCCAATTTAGTTCCAAAGAATGCTAAATACAATCTTTCGATAGCTTCTTTAGTCTTTTTTGCATCTTCTTTTTTCTTTTCAGTTTTGAGTAATTTATTGACATCTAAATCTTCAATGTTTTCAACTAATTTGTTGAATTCATTTTCAGCTTCTATCAACTGATCCGAGCAAAAGTCTGTTGCTGATTCAAATTTGCGTTTAGTCGAACGTTCCACGAGTGGTTCTTTCAATTTCTTTGCAATATCTGCAGTCATGTTATAAAATTTCTTAAATAAATTCTCTTTTGCTGGTATAATCACTTTTGTTGCTTCCATTTTAATAGTTTTGTTTGATTGTAATAAACGTTGTGTAGTCCAATATTTCTATCGGACCTATTGTATGTTCTTTTGCTTCTGTAACTAGTTGAGTGTTTGCATCTCCAAAAGGTGTATATGGTTTAATGTTATCATATATGCTACTTCTTTTGTATGTCATTCTCCCAGTCCTTGCACACCAATCCTCGTATGTTTCATATCTACGAGGTAATAAATTATCTGCATCCATAATTGTATACTGTATTTGAATTGTTGCCTATCTCGGTGTTACTCCGATAAGGGGTATTATCTATGAATTTAGACAATACCCCTTTCCTGTTCTGTAATAGGCTCGACGATTATAGGTCTTCGTCGGTATTTTTATCTTCATTCATATGTAAAATATTACTTATAAATGTAGAAAATGTCTTCTTTTTTTGTCCCTTGCATGTCATTTTTTTTCGAAAATAATGCGAATTTAACTTCAATGTTCTTTGATTCAGCTTCGGCAAAAATAGCTTCTCTCTGGTCTGCATTGTATATTGAACCGGTACCGTCTGAGATCACTAATAAATATTGCTTTGTTTTAAGTTTTGTTAACAATCTAACTTTTTCTAATGTACATCGACCCATATTGTCTTCGTCATCTTCGTCAATTGTAAACACTTTATTCTCCAAATCTGTTTTATTTCTTATTCGTTGTGGTGCAAATTCACCAGTTGAATACAAGTGTGAATTCCAAAAGGAATTTTCTACGCTAATGTTCATTTTTACACAATCATCATATGTTTTTTCCATTAAGGCATTGCGCCAGTCATGAAAACCTCCCATACTTCCTGATCTATCAATAATGGTATGCATAAATCTCTCACTTTCAATCACTTGTTTCAAGTATAACTCTTTGCCTATAATTTTTTTCATAAACAAAGCCTTAGGTTTAATAAATTCCACAGGAGATACCTTCTGTAAATCAGAAATTTTTGACATTTGTCTATATTTCTTTTTCTTAGAATTTGTAGTACCTTTCATTTTTTTTAGCCAAGCCTCCAATTCTTTGTATCCTACCATATCTTTTAGTGGGTTACCGTCCTCTGGCTCTTTGTGTTCGTTAGAATTTTCTTCTGCGCAGGTATTTCTACTTACTACCCCTTGCTCTTCTTTGATTTCCTCTTTTGTAGGTTCAAATTGGATTATGTCTTTGTACTCATTGTACATTGCATTGATCGTTCTATTTAAGATCGTGCCTTCTTCATATTTCCCTGATTCTGCCATTATATCTGACTTCAAGGCTATATCTTTATAAGACTCGACGTCTTCTCCATCTTCCCCTTTCTGAAAAGCTGATTGCGTCTCGTATCCGCTTAATTTATTATATATGCTTGGTAGCATAATGGATTCGAATTTTTTCAGTTCCAATTCCGCTGATTTATATTCTTTCGTATATGTCCCGCGCGCTTTACAATTTTCCATTTCTCTGTCTTTGTTTGATTTTAGAGCTTTTTTAATTGCTGCTAATTTCACAAAGTCTTCGTATTCCATATTGTACTTCATATCTTGGAAGCACGCGTGTGCGTTATTTCCTGCTATCATTATTATCGCTTGTTAATCAGGGTTAATAACTCATCAATTTCTTTTATTGCATTTATAGCACTTTGTTCTCCACTCAAAGCGATAGCCTTTCTAGCGATAGCCTTTTTAATGATTTCCAGGTTTCGACTGGTATCAATGAATGAATCATAATCTGTAATTTGTCCGTCTCGTATTGCTTTCTTTGTCGTTACGATTTCGTTAAATAGTGATTTATATACATTGATACTTGTTTTTGTTTTCAGGTAATTGGTTACTGGCGTCATCAAATTATTGGTGATCTTTTCAGAATAGTTCTTATTCTTAATGATATCCAAATTTTTAATGTATTTTGACATTTCCAGAATCTTTCGTGGGGAAAGACCTTTCATCTCTGTAATAGTGTCAATCATTGCAGCCAGTTTATCTTCTCCAAAGTCTGGATAACGATTTAAAATCAGACTCGCTGAGTTTAGTTTGTTGATTTCGTACTGGAATGGATATGATACAGCGAATCGTTGAGTTAACGCCTCTGTTGAGTCATCTTCAATTACTTCTTCGTATGTTTTGTTGGTAAGCCCGATAATAATTTTGGTTTTTATCGGGAAACGTTGATTTCCGTTTCGAATTTCTTTTGAGGTTAATGTATCCTTAAGTGCGGCCAACACTTGTGGATTAGCGTCAAAGATCTCTTCGAGAATCACAATCTCACTGTTTGCGAATGAATTTTCACAATTGTATTCGATTGAGCCCGTGTCAGTCATTTTCTTAATATTAATGCCTCCGAATAAGTCTTCAACGGTGGTAGCTTCAGATAGCGATTTAATGAATACGCGCCCCTTCAATTCTGCACATGAAAATAATTCGTCACAAACTTCTGATTTACCAAAACCTCCTTTACCGTATAATATGAGGTTCATATCATTTGACAATGCATTCTTGATAACCTGGGAAGGTCCAGACATGTTAATGAATTTCTTGCTGATAATTTCATATATTTTGTCAGAGTTTTTGTATTCGCTCAACAAAATATCACCGAATTCGGCAAGTATGTTTTTCTTCACTTTACGGAATTTTCGTCCGTCAATTTCCTCGTCGATCCATTCTCCTTCTGATATATATTCGCTATTGTCCTGAATTACGAAGTCAAATGTATTTTTGTCGATGACGATAAATTTACTCGTCTTAACTCCGAAATGTTTTTCAGTCTCCATTGGACTAATCAGATAATTTTCTGTATTGGATTTTATATTCATTTTGATATGTTTTGTTTTTTGATTAACAGAGTAACTCCATTCTGTTAACGAAGATTAATAATAGTGATAATTATTTGAACTTTTCCAAGGTTCAATTTAAATTGTAGGCCATACGAGATTCGAACTCGTATACTATCTTATTTCTAAGATCCCCATGTACCTATGTGGGCAATGGCCTTCCGATTATTTTGTCTTTGAAGTGTGCACTATTTCATTGCACTCTACTGATATACCCATATACATCTAACGTTTGTTTTTCCCTGGGTTATCATCCCAATTGCAATCTTCTACTTTTTTACATTGCTTTGATCACACATCGCAATACTTTAACAGGTTGCTAATCGATATGGACGATCCTGTTCTTTCAGCTAATTAGCCATTGAATCAAAAATCTGTAATGCTTTCGCATATCCCAGTCCTTTGACTAAATCGCTAATATCTTTTGTTTTATACTTTTTGTTGATAAAGATTGCATTTATATTATACGCTTTTGATACTTTCCTTGCATATTCAACTCCTGCTTTATCTCTATCGTAAAAAATCAATATTCTTTTAAACCTTTTTTTCAGGTTATTCATTACACTCTCTGGTATTGTAACGCTTTCGCTCGAAGGAGCAACTGCATCATATCCCATCTCATGTAATACCATGACATCTTTCAATGATTTTGTGATAATAAGCAAATCCCCATTTTCCGGTAATTGCTCAAATCCTTGAATATCAAGAGCGTTTAAATTCCCTCTCCATTTTATCATTTTAGAACCAAAAGGCCTATAAATTTTAAACTTGTTAAACACTTTGTAACAGTACAAAGGGTTTTCTATTTCGTATTTACCTTTTACTATTCCATTTGTTAAAAACTTAGAAATTGGACTAACATTGTATATCTTAAGTGTTTCTTTAGATACACCAAAGCTACTCCAAAATTTAATATCAGTAAGATTTAATGGCTTTCTGACTACGCTTATAATCGTGTCTTTAATTAATCGTTGCTTATGCTCTGACGACATCATTAATTTTAACCCATTAATATTCATATCTTCTGAAATTACTTTCAAGGTCTCTTCATATGTATTTAGGTTTTTTAGTCGTTTAACAAATTTAAATACGTTTCCGCAGTCATCGCTTGCCAAGTCTTTATACAATAGATCTCCCGTTTTTCTACTTACAAAAATTCCAAATGAAGGATTTTTGTCATCTCGTAACGGACTATTATATATATAACCTATTTTAAAATCACCTATATATTTAGAGAAGATATCATAATCAGTTACTTTCTCTAGTATATTTTGCATTGTAATTTTGGCCTCTGCGTTTTGATTTAGAATAGTATTGGTATTATACATAATCTGTTTATAATCAGCTTAAAAAGGCGCTGTCATAGAATTAGCGGTAGCGTTCATCATATTCACTGCTGTAGCTCCTCCACCAAATATATTTGCTGCCGTTGCAGTTGATGTTTCTTTATCTCCTATTTCTGGACGATCAAACACATCAATACCTAATTTTTTAATCTTAGATTTATCCGCTGGGATATCCATGCTCTCAATGAAAGTATATTTGGCATATTTAGGCAATGAGGTATAACCTGTTTCGCCATAAATAACTTTTACTCTCAATAGTTTGTTTTTATCAACTGCATCCATTAATGATTTGACCCATGAGTACAATTCATCGAACTCGCTGAAAGTGTAGTTCTGTAATGCTTCTTTTTCGTAGAAACATCCCATAACTTGTAATATTCTTGCCACTTGGTTATTTGCTTTTGTTGCAAATTGTTCGTCTGTGTCTTCTGATCTTTTATTTGGTTCCCATTCTGTATGGGTTAACTTGGCTCCGTTTTTTGCAAATTCGAATTCAAGGAATAAATTGCCCCCGGTGGAGCGTTCTTTTCTCACGTTAACAAAGTTTACATTTTCGTGAATACCTCCTTCTAAGAAGGCAATGTCTTTCTTTTCAACGTCAAAAGCGTTTTGTGTACTAAATATCATAATCTGTCTCTTTCTATTAATCATTTGATGGCAAAAATACTTTATCCCAATAGGTTGTAATCACATTATCTTTATCAGAATCTGCTATAACTATTTTTTTCCCTCTTAGGTGCGGGGCTCTTGCTTCTCTTACTGAGTTTACTCCTCCTTCAAATGATATTAAAGTCTCATTTGTTTTTCTATAAACATATCCCACTGCGTCTGCTTCTCCGCAGACTATTAATCCAAGTTTTCCAACCAAGTCTATTTCCATTTCAGATAATTCTATTCCGTCTTTAGTTATTAGACTGTCTTTTGTATGTCCTATCAGAATAAAATGATCTGTTAGGTTACGAAAGTTATCTATTACTGTTTTTACGGCTTCCCTTAAATAAAGATATCCTGCTCCTTTTTCTAACGTTCTCACATCAGTTCCAGTCCAGTTCTTTGCTATTGGGTTTTGTTTATATAGGCTGGCGGCATATGGCAAACACATGTCTTCTAGTCTTGTAGCATTATCTATTGCAATGTAATCGTATGGTTTTTTCCCTGTTTCTGCAATTTTTGTTTTAATTGCTGTTGCTATCTCTCCTAGATCTGTGACGCTTCTAGCTTGAACTGCCATTGCTTCTAAGAACTCTGATCCGCCTTCTAGATCTACTATTAGGCAGTTTTTTAGGGTTGATAGTAATGTTGTTTTTCCAGTTTTAGGCTTTCCAAACAAAATTAAGAATCTTGGGTTTAATACTTTGGGTATGCTTTTTATTGTTGGTAGTATAACCATTTTGCTGTCTTATTGTTAAAAAACAGCAGATGATTTTTTATTTGATAGAGTTGACAATATTTGATATGATTTGATATAATCATCCGCATGTTATTATTATGCGTAGATATTTTCGATAGTAACAGTATACTCGGTGGTGTATTGAGGTTTACGATAACTATAGAAGGTTGGAAAGCTAATTGCCTTTGGGATTATGGTGTATCCTACTTTTGTACAAGAAGCAAATTCTTCTACATCTGTAATATTTCCACAAAGTGGGCATTTATAACTTTCTGAGTAACGGTCGTTACTTTTTGTGGTTTGTTTTGCGTTGTTGAGCGCAAATAACGTCAGGTGTTTTAGCGCTCCTGCTGTTTCTGTCATCAAATTGTAGTTTGGCATTTTGTATCCATCTTTCAAATATGATAAATCTTCAATCCAATTTACATCGTGTGTTTTACTGGTACCGAAAGTCAATACGCTTCCTGCTGGTGCATAGTCTATTCCTTTAATACTCTTTCCTAGGGTATTTTTGAATGGAGCGTCTGTTCCGGCCACTGTCAACCATGGGCATCCTTCGATGATCGTTTCTACAAATGCTGTTTTTTTCAAACCGAATCTGTCTTGTTTCTTTGTTGGCAATGTTACCGTAAAATTGTAATAGTTATTCATGATGTGTGTTTTTTTAAATTTTTATTTCTAGCTGCTGTTGGTGTCTTTCCGCGGTTATTTCGTCTTCTTCTGGCTCTTTTAGGTTGTTATACTTTAGATCATTGATAAATTTCAATATCTTAAGGTCCCCTTCTCTATTTTTCAAAAAATGTAAGTATACACAATCTTTTACGGGGAGATTGTTGTAACCATAGGATAATAATCCTAATACTTCAGGTCTGTGTATTACTATGACATAGTCTGATCCTTGGAAGACCGCATCGCTTGACGATAAGTCGCTTCGCTGTGGGTAATGAAGAGAACTATTGTTTAACCTTTCTGGCGATTCAATATTCCTATTCATTTGTGATATTTGTATGATAGAGGTTTTACCAACTTTTTTTGCCCCTATTAATTCTTTTTCTAAATCCACAATAATTTCTCTTTCTCCTCCGGTACCACTTCCTCTAATTAATAGAGTATGGTCTATAATGACTACTAGCCATTTCCCTTTGGCAAGAGTATCTTGAAAGAATTTTATTGTTGTTGCTATTTCGCTTACGTTCCCTGGCGTATCTACATAATAAATTGGATAACTCATTATTGTTTTTGCCTCTTTCTGTATCCCCTCATACTCTTCGTCCGTTATTAGCCCCTTTTCTGAGGCACTATATAACTCTGATGTGGTTTTTTTTAGTTTATAGGATAATTTTCTTCCCACTTGCCTGCTTGATAGCATTTCAAACGAAAATGATAGGATTACTATATCTTCGCGTGGATTTAGATCAATAAGATCAGTTTCTAATGTATTGACAAATGACGACTTTCCACTCCCAGAGACCCCTGCTATTGCATATATGGCATTTGGTTCAATTCCTCCCATTGCTAGGCGATTGAATTTAGGCCATCTGGTCGCTAATGAGTTTACTTTTTTTGTCCTTCTGTCTTGAATATATCCAACAATTTCGTTCGTAGCAGTTGATATATGTCTGTATCCTAGTATTTTACTACTCGATTGCGGTGCCATAAACTTCCCCTGCATGTTTTTGAATTTTTTTATCTTTCATAAATTCGTCATATAATAGCCATTCTTCAGATAATAGCCATTTAGCCATTCTCTTCATATAACCTAGTGAATTTCCTCTTTTTCTTGTTTCTACTTCGAATTTTAGGCAATCCATCATGTGGTCATGTTTGGTTTTGTTTTTTCCTACTATTTTATCATAATACTTCCTACATCGAGATATATCTCCTCGTAAGTAATCCTTTAGTCCATCATTTCTCAGCACTGATGCTGGATATGCTTCAAAGAATTCAGTAAAATAATCTTTAACTTTAATTTTTGTTTTAAAGTCTTCGGTTATGACTAGTTTTGAAAAATCTTTTTCATCAAAAGTTGATTCTTTTGTTAATATATCCTTATCTATTAGGTTGTTGATGTCATCTTCTTCTAATGGAATTACGTCCAGTAGAGGTCTTATTGGTGTTTTATTCATCAGCAAACTAATCAATATAATCTGATTTACTGTAATCCCGAGACGCTTAGCCTCTTCCAAATCTAGTTCTATCAGCATTTTTAATTTACTTTTAAGTTAAATCTTATGTGATAAAGTTTGATAGGATCTGTTATTTCATTTCAGAATAATCATCTAATGTGATTTCTGGCCTTAGTAGAACATTTACGAACGCTTGCTCCATTTCTGGTGATATCTTTCCGTTGTGCTCTTTCATGTATTTATCGATTGCGATAATATGATCTTTTGTTAAATCGCTAACTCTTCGGTTTAATGGTTCATCTAAAAGATTCATGTCTTTGTCGTAGAGCGAAGTCCAATACAAACATTCTTCTGGTGGAAGTCCCTGTGACATTAAAATGTCTGGCTCTTCTGCATGCCATATTACAATGTCATTTGGCACTATTTGCATGTTTATAAGGACTTGGCCGATTCTCATATCTGGATTTTCTTTCCAGTATTCTGGAACAGTTGGTTTTATTGCGTATGCAATTTTTTTATCGTAATAAATTTCTTTATCCAATTTCCATCTGTTATATAATAGGTCATTCCAATCTACTTTTTTTAAAAAATCATCTATTCTTTCAATTGGTCTCATTTTGTTTGTTTTTTAATGTGATGACAGATAATTTGGAGTTACAAACTTGTAGGCGTTTCGTGGACGCCTCGTTGTCTGATTTTACGCTTGACTGTCCAGTTAATCACAATACTTTGATTACGAGTCTCTGTATTATAGTCGTATACTGTAACGCAACACCAGTCTTTAGACCCTTATGAAGCTAACGAACTCTATTTGCCCTTTTTTTAAATTATCTGTCTTTTGTTAAAGCTTGGGAATTGGACCCAATTACACTTCTTCTAGTGCATTTACCATTACTTCTTTGTTAGTGTTATGCTGCGTCATTAATTTCTTCAGCGTTAAATTTTAGCAGATATTCCTCCAGTATAGTTATCTTCCCATTCAATTCAGTAATTTCATCGTTGATGAATTTTCTACTAAATACCACTTTTTCGGTATCTTCCTTTTTTGTTGGGATCATTGCCAATTTTGTTGCTCGTTCTTTAATTTGTTGTAATAAAAAGATCGAATAGAACGCGCTATCTTTAGAGATAAGACTTAGGTCCTTAATTCCAAAATTAATTGCCTGTAGTTTGATCTTCGTTTCGATCAACTTGGCTTCGTCTTTTTTAATTTGAGCATATACAGCTGTTAAATTGTATAGAGGCATCATCTCTGTTGGTAATACATTGTTTTTAATAATAAGATTCCAAGAGGTTTTGATCTGTGCGATAAGTACTTCGCGTTTTGCGATCAGTTTTGTAGGTGTAATTTTAGTAGGTGCTGTCATTTTGATAATTTTTTAGTTTTGATTATTACTAATAGTTAATTCTTTTTGACCTAAAGCAACCTCTCCGTGTTAAATAACAGATATCACTCTGTTTATTCTTTTTTAAAAGGACAAAGCAGTTCCTCCCCGTTTAAGGTTTGGATCTGCGTTATTTTTTTTGTGTGTTTTCTAAGCCATAATGAATATTGTTTTTTGTACATTGTCTTCTCGCTTAGCGTAAATGATCCTCGGAGTTACCCAATCATATACAGTTCGAACGTCAGGGTTTAACCTCAATGAATTTCAATATTTATTACTTAATTAAAAAACTACCTTTTGCCAATTATGACAATTTTATTGTTTCTTTTGCCATTTAATAATGCGCAAACATTCTCATTTAGCTCTCGGATGCTAGGTTCCTTTCGGAATATAACTTCTCCTGGATAGAGCATTCGTTGTTTGGACTCAATTGTTACCTTTTGCCCAATCACTTTTGCCTCTTCTATTTGAGGGTCTTCGTCTATTATATGTGCTGTATAGAGTTTTGCAATAACTGTTGATCTATCATTGTTGTCAATTAATATATCAATAGAATTATCGCATGTAGTTGCTATGAAAGGGATTACTCCCTTAACATCCATAATTCCTTTTACAATTATCCCTACCACTTCTAAGAAGTCATAGTGGTCTTCTGAACTCCGTTTAAAGAGTCTTGCCAACCAAGATTTAACTGTTAAAGAAACCTCACCTTTCCCATTTATTGAAAAACGTTCAGATGGTTTGAGATAGACATTGACTAATTCAGCTAATCGCTGCAAATCAATATCATTTAAACTAGTCTTTTTATCCATATTGAATATGAATTAAGAGTTCTTGCGAACTCGGATTAGTCCTCTTCTTCTTCGTACAACGGAATAGCTGCGGTATTTGCCTTGTTAGCGGCAATTAGACAGTTAATCTGTTCTTCGATATCATCGCGAATAATTGTCAAGCGATTAATCTCGCTTTCATTTTCAGCGTTGCAAATTGAGATTGCCTCCTTATAGGAAGGGAAATATGTGTCGGGCTCTTTTTCGAGATCGAATTTACCGGCGTCTTCTGCGAATTTGTAATTACCAGGGAATAAGACTTTGTTGTCTCCTCCGTTCACTACGTAAATTTCCGATCCACCAGGTCCGTGTGTCAATTTCACTTCGTTTACTACGAGTGCTTTTGGCATGCAGATAAGTGCAAGTTTTTCGATACGTAATTCTTTTTCTTTTGACTTGTGATTTACATCAACTGGTTTTGATGCTATTTTGAAAATTTCTGCGCCAGCAAAAAGCCGCTGACCTACTTTATTCTTTGTCTTCATTTTGACCTCCGTTTTTAATTGATTTAATTACTGTGTTTTGAAAATATTTTGCGTCTTACTGAGAGTTTAATCTGTTCCGACTAGAAAATTTGATGTAAAATGTAAAGAAATTTAATAATGATTGGTTACACTCCAATCCTAAATCCATTGCTCTCCTACTCGCAGGGCATGTAATCCTTATATCACTATATACTTTCTGTATCTGTCAGTCGCTAGACGATTTATTTACTATAAACCTCATAAGTAGTCTCTTATGATCAATCTTATTACCTCAGCATTATCTGCCACTGCTCTAAGACGCTCCATTCCATTGTATATATGTATGCCCTAGTTTCATCGTTTTCTCGGGCTGGTTTTGAATAAAAGCGGTATTTGAATAATGGGCTTCTCCATCTATTCCAGTTATATTTACACAACAAGCCTATGGATGTTTATGTCACGATCTACCCTTGAGATTAGCCTCTTGAGTATAGTAAATACAATAGCCGATAATATTTGATAATTTAAAAAAACTATTCTTTAGCATTAAGAATAGAGAAGAACGTATGTAGAAAGATTTCGTAACGAACCTTGTATCAATTCCTATGGCAAATGAAGCCATGGTGTTCTGAAGTTCCATATTGTGTCAAGTCTTGAAACTTGAGTTACTATTGATATAATTTGCAATGTTTTGTTTAAATCCTATTTAGTGACTACTTTATATATGTACATAAGCACGGGGCAAATAATCATATTCTTAATTATTTACTTTGTTTACAGTTTGGACCTGCGTGTTCTGTACCTTTCTCCATTAAAGGACTGATTCCAACTATGGGCGCCAGGTTTCTAAACTTCAGACTCTTGTATTGAAATGACTTTCTTATCGTCTTGTACCG